ATGGCGTTTTTGAGATGCAGAAAGGGATCTCGGTTTTGGCATGCTTGTTTTTATGTGCCCACCGCATCCGGCAAGTGGAAACTTGTCACTCATAGTACCAAGATTGAAGTTGCTCCGGCGGGTGCTATATCTGAGAAGGATGCTCAGAGGCTTTTAAACAGCGGTATGGAGCGGGAGAAGGTGGAGGCTCTAAAGGAGGCGGGGATGTCCGCGACGGATGCGCGGAAGCTGGCTCAAAAGGTGGCTGATGCGTGGGAGTCCGCCGCAAAGAAGGGATGGACTGTTTTCCATATACGGAAGGTGATTGGGGAGTTGGCTGTAGAGGTGACAGGAGAGGAGGTTTCTGCTCCTACTGTGCGTGCTTGGTTTGGCGATTTTATTGCCGGGTTGGGCAGAAAGGGGAAGTCTGTTGCGACTGTCCGGAATTATCGGAATGCCGCAAACAGGTTTTATACATTTTTGGAAGACAGGGTTGATTGGTCAATGGAACGTATTACTCCCCGCATGATGAATGATTTTATGCTGGAACTGGCCGGAATGTTTGCCGTCAAGACAGTGAAGAAGGAGTTTGGGATGGTTTGCGCTGTTTTTAATGCTGCTGTTAAGTTGGGTGTGATTGAGAGGAATCCCGGAATGGGAGTGGAGCTGCCGAGGGATAAAAAGACGGATTCTGGAAGAATTGCCCGGCGCGGTTTTACGCTGGAAGAGTTGCGGAGAGTGTTGGAGCGATGTGATGAGGAGTGGAGGAGTATGGTGTTGTGTTCTCTTTATCTTGGTGGCCAGAGGTTGGGGGATGTGGCGATGCTGAGGTGGGATGCTGTGGATTGGGAAAAGGGAGTGGTGAAATTGGTGACTCAAAAGACGGGCCGGGAGATGGTGGTGCCGATGGTTCCGGTTTTGGCCGGAGTGTTGCGCGAGCGGCAAACTGTCTGTGGAGAGGATGCCGTGTTTGTTCATCCGTCCCGTGCCGAGATGTATGAGCGGTCTGGGAGCGGCAGGTTGTCTGCGGAGTTTTCCGGGATGTTGTTTGATGCCGGTTTGATTGACCGTGATCCACGATTGGCCGGGAAAAGATACAGGAAATTAACTCCTGCCAGAGACGGAAAGAGAAGGGTGAAGAATGAGCTGTCTTTCCACTCTTTGCGTTATACTGTAGCAACGATGCTGCATGATGCAGGAGTGGTTCCGGCGATGGTGCAGGAGATTGTAGGGCACTCTTCCGCCGCCGTGCATGCCGGGTATATTAAGTTTGGAGCGGAGGCGACGGAGAAGGCGTTGGAGAAGTTGCCGGAGTTGTAAAGTTTTTTCTTTATCTGATTTAAATTATAATTATTGTGACGATATGTGTGCAATGCGATTGGTAAGTAAGAAGGAGAATCCTGTTAGTGCGCTTTTGGCTTCTGAAAGTAGAGAACGCGCAAAAAAGTTTATAGATATACGGGTATTGTCTACCGAAGGGATAGAGGATGAAATAGATGTTTTGAGAAAATTGGCCAAAGATTATTATGAGGTCTGTGATGAAAATGTAAAACTTAAGAAAAATATATATGATATTAACAATGAATTGAATAAATTAAATTCTATAAGAGAAAAAGAGGTTGAGTTATTAGGGGTTTTAAGGGGGGAATTATATTCTTGTTGGGTGAATTCTAATTGTTTTATTCAAGGGACAATTTTCTTTTTCGCTGTAATTTTAAGTGTCATAGGATTTATATACGATGGTTCTTTTATTGGTCCTTTCGTGTTGTTTTTAATTGGGAGTCTGTTATCTCTTTTGAAGGGGTGGGATAGAAATGAACATTATGATTCTATGATGTATATTTGTTCAAAATTGTTGCTTGATAATAAGGTTGTGGATAGCAATGGAGATGATTGCCCTTTAACAATGAAAGAGCGTCTTGGTGTGGTAATGGTTGTTGTGCTAGTGACAATTTTTTTGAGTTTCATTACTGTGGATTGGTCAGTTATTTTTTGATGGAAGGAGTTTGAGCGCGTGTTTTGTTAGAAAAATGCAGATTCTAACAAATATTTCTTGAAGAGAAGGTGTAATTGTGGCAAGGAGTGGCTTAGTTTATTGGGGACAGTTTTTCCCAAATATCCAAGTCAAAATCACAATTAGAGAAGTAATAACCGATGATGTTACGCAGAGCCTGATTTTCTCTTTGCGCCCGGATTAGTTCCGATGCGCAGTATGCCGAGAGTTTCTTCGGTTGTGCGTTTCCGGGTGGCGGGATCGGAAGATTCCGTATGGGAGGGGAGGCCTTGTTTGGCTGTCTCCTGTTTTTCCGTGCCTTGTTGTTGAGAGGCCAGCCGGGCAGCAAGGCGTTCTCCTATATCTTCTTGTTCACTGCACCACTCCACCGCCATTGTACAGTAAGCGGAGAGTTCCATGCGGAGGCGTAGAGCTTCTTTTTCCACCCGTCTTTGAGTGTCGTAGTCCAAGCGCAATTCCATTTTCCCGCGATTGTCCTGATTCGGCAAATTAGAAGGTTGTATAGAAGATTGATATTGTGTTTGAAGCATCAATTCATTAATTTTCAAAATGGCCTTAGCAGGGACAATACCTTTAGTTTCAAACCATTTTTCTACAGTTCTTTTAGATTTGGCTCCACATTGTTTAGCGAGCCATTCTCGGTCTTTTCCTATTGTTTTGAGCCAAGATTTTATTTGTTCTTTGCTAGGCGTCATGCGCTAACAATACGGTCTTTTTGCGTATTGGCAAGATGATTTTATTTCTTGTTTACGAAAAAAAACCGTGTTTTGTTGTTGACGAACACGGTGTTTTTTCGTATTTGGGTGACATGCGAAAGACAGAGCGACCGGAAATAGATTGGTTGGGCCTGAGTCCGCGAGCAATGGCGCGGGTGATGGAGCTGAGTGAGCAATTAAAAATTACTCCTAAAAAGGCGTTTGAGTTGATGGTGGCGGAAGCTGCCACACAGGGAGCCGATGTGAAAGAAGCATCCGCAAGCAGGAAGAAGCTGAGAGCGGGGACTGTGGCATGATGGATTTGATGGAGGAGGAGTTGATGTTGCTGGGGTGGGATTACAGTCACAGTCCTTTTTATTGAAAAGATTTTATCTCCCGGCTCCAAGGTGGAGGCCAAGAACAACAACCAACAACTGAATGATATGGGTGTAATTGAAGATGATGGCTGGCATGGGGTTAATCCCTGTCCGGGAGGCCATTTTCTGGCGCAGGATGAGGAGAGCATCAAGCCCAGCCTGCGGAGGGATGAGAGGGCATGGTGTCCTTTGGTTCCCTCCGCAGGAAGGGTGCTCCCGGTGAGGATGGGTGATTTGCCTTGGGGAGGCAGGCCTTGCATGCGGGCGTATGGTACTCCGGGGAGGTGCTGCCGGGTGAGAGGGTGGTTGTGGGGGATTGGGGTAGTGGCGTGTTTTGTGTTGATTGGAGGTGTTTATGTCTGCGGCTGATGATTTTAACAAGATTTTGTTTGCGGATGCCGTGCTGGATTTGCTGGCCGCGAAAGTAGTGGAACGGTTGGCTGCAACGGGAGGCGGGCAGGATAAGGCTGCCGGGGTACAGGTGAAGGTGGAGAGTGGTCAGGATTGGGTGAGTGCTAAGGTGGCCCGTGCGGTGCTGGGGCGTAGTGATTCATGGCTTCACCGGACGGCCCAGCAGCATCCAGAGATTAAGCGATCCATGAAGCAACCGCACCAGAAGGTGGGGCGTCCGCTGTACAGTCTGCGAAGGATTTACCGAATTTTGGAAGATTCCGAAACAACCAAGAACCAAGACCATGAATAACAATGTGAAAGAACGGCCCATTCTGTTCAGCGCGGACATGATCAGGGCGTTACTACAGGAATACAGCATGCCCGGCCAGTACAAGAACCAGACGCGCCGCACGCGCGGCCTGAACCGGTTTAATGATTTCCCGGAGCACCTGAAAGAAAGAGGCTGGGAGATTCCAGAATTCGTCGAAGTCAAACCCGGCTTATGGCTGGCTGTCTGCAATGACGAACCGGATGATGATTTTAATCCGTGGGTAAGATGCCCCTACGGGAAAGCGGGTGATCGACTGTGGGTGAAAGAAAACGGCCAGATGCCCCGGAAAGCGGCGCGGATTTTGTTGGAAATTACAGAAGTAAGAATTGAGCGGCTGTTAGACATTACACCGCAGGATGCCCAAATGGAGGGTATTGAAAGCGTCTGGCACGACGAAGAAACGGATGTCTGTTTATGGAAAGATTATTCAGGGAAATCCAATGGGCACATTTTTGCCCGGGCGTCTTACTTTTCCCTGTGGGATAAATTAAAGGGAGCCGGATCGTCTAAAATGAATCCGTGGGTGTGGGTGATTAAGTTCAAGGTTTTAACGATTAACGGAGAATTGAAATGAAGAAGCTTTTATGTCCGCTGTGCGGGGAAATGCCAGAATATATTGAATTCGGATGCGGAGATGGAGAATCCGATTTAATTCAGTGTAATTGCGGATTATGCACTTCTGCTGGATCTTACCCAAACGGAGAAGAAAACTGCTGGAAGGACTGGGAAAAGCTTGTTTCCAAGTTTCCGCCTATCATGAGGGTCTGGCCGGGGGACAAGGTGAAACTTTTCGGGGAACGGCGGGCTAGAAGGATCATTGGGAAAAATGCGGGCCGGGGTGTTCTTTATCTGGAAACGGTTTCCGGGCCGCCTGACCCCGTGCGGCAGGATGATGTGATTCTGTGGCCCTGGGAGCTTAACAGGAAGGAGGGCCAGCAATGATGCAGAACACATTTTATTGGGAGGCCGCCCGGTACATATCCGTGGCGATCATACCCGGTGCGGGGGCAAGGTATTTCACTTACGCCAACGAATCTGACGCACGCCGCCATGAAACCAGCATGAGGGAGTGGCACGGCTCCCAGGGAAGTTTCACATATTACACCATCCGAGACGCCGGGAACATCCTGCGGGCGGCGGAACATTGGACCATGTGCCGGGATTGTAAACGATGCCGACCCTCCCGGCCCCATCTCCGCCAACCGGGGAAGCAGCATGAATGCGACCTCCTGGGAACGGATGGGCACTGGTACGTGGACCCGGAGAAGGACGGCTGCACCTGGGGAACCAGAAGGGAGGAAGAACACAAACCGGAAACCAACATCCATGAATAACATCGAACAGGAAACAATCTGCTTTCAGATTAACTTGGAACTAGGACGGTTCCCGGGGAATCATGACTACCACGTGACCTATGACCCGCGCTGCCGGGAAATCGGGGTGCAACTGGGAGAACTGGGCGTCCAGTGGGTGCCCGTGGACGCCGAGAAATTTTACTCCTGGCTTCACAATACCCCCGGACTGAAATGGACGGACGTGGTGGCCATGCTGGTCCGCAAGCTCCGCCAGACGAAACAACTCAACAAACAACATAACAAAGGGAAAGATACGCACAACCACTAAAGCAACCGACCAGCAGGTTATCAAAGACCAGGACGAATTCTGCCGGACCTTAGACGACATCGCCCGCAAGGGTGTTGAACTGGACACCTTGCAGGCCGCCAAGGAGACCGCCATGCAGCAAGTGCTCACCGAGCATGATCCCAAAATCAGCGAACTGGCCAGGGAGATTGCCCGGCTCACCAAGATGGCCGAGCAATGGGCCTCCCCCCGCAGGGACGAGCTGTTTGCCAGGGGCCGTAAATCCAGCACCACCGCCCTGACTACCTACGGCTACCGCCTGGGGCAGCCCTCCCTCAAGCCCGCGCCGGGCTGGACCTGGGACAAGGTTGTAGCCCTGCTCAAGAGCACCCGCCGCAGGGCCTACCTGGTCACCAAAGTAACCCCGGACAAGGAGGCGATACGCCTGCATGTCAAGCCTCACAAACTCGCCAAGCTGGGCATGCAGATCAAGCAGGAAGAAACGTTTTACGTAGAGAGAAGCACCAGGAGTGATGACTAAATACAAATGCCGCAAAAAGCCCTCCGGCCTGTACGACGTGACGGTGATGACGCCGGAAGGCGGACGCACTACTGTGCGCGATATGACCCCCGCCCGGAAACAAAACCTGATCAGGATAATCCGCGAATTCAATACTGAATCCGAACGGCAAAGGGCGGTTGAACAAGGCTTCCGGCACTCTCAACAGGTAATAAGATGGAAAGACTACATCCGAAATGAAAAAATTACTGTCAAATAAGCAAAAGGCCGTGCTGGCCCAGCTGGCCGCCCGGGCTTACAAGAAGCTACAAGCATACGGCTGCCCGCTCCCTTCCTTGGAAGAATGGCGGCACGACGAGACCTGGAAAGCCACCGGACACACGGAATCTTTAACCAAGGCGGCCCAAAAGGATTACACGCTGATTTACAATCGTTTTGCCGCCTACCTGGGATATGAAGCCATCAGAGACAACACCTACACGGAAATGGACAAGGCATTGCACATCCTCCGAGATAGCATGCAACGGTTTGAAACCGGGCCGGACTATCTGGCGGGGGTTGTACGGGACCAGCTGCATCTGCCCTGTACGGGCAAGAATGTCTATGACCAGCTGCGGAAATATGCCAAGCCTGAACACATCCGCCATCTGAATTACACGGTGATCAACCGGGGCCGTGCCGCCGCCCGGAAGATGGCGGATGAAACGGGCGTGGAAACCTACGAACCGCACGCCCTGCCGGGAACGCTCCCTCCGGGAGGGCTGGCGGATCATGTGGGAGCCGTCCGAGTGCCCAGGGCCGTCCAGGACGCTGGCCAGAGAGCAGCTGCCACCCCAGCCCCCGAACCGAAAACGGCCAGGGGATGGAGTGGAATAGTAATTGAAGACGAATTCCCTCTGTAACTTTTCGCATCCCTGCGGATGCTCTGATTGAAACGGTAGTGCCTTGAAAAAAGTCTCATGTTGAATTCCAACATGAGACTTTTTTATGTATTCATTTAAGAGGGAAGTTGGAAGAAACGGACTCGTTTTCCAGGATTCTCCTTGCGTAGTTGTTCTAAAATCCGTTTTGCTTCTTCCTCTGATGATATGTCGTCTCTCATGATTTGACGTTCTGTTATAAACCTCCCATTTTGGAGTAAGTTATCCATTTGAAAATCTTCCAAATGATTTATATCAGCTTTCATTTCCTTGAGTAGCTGACTTGGTCCGTTGTAGAATTCTATATAGAAAATATATGCCATAGCTCTTTTAAATACAGAATAAGCAGAGGGTAGGAAAGAATTTTTTGTATCCTGAAAAATCGTTAAGCATGTGGTAACATAGACACATGGACGAAAATTTGCGCCGCTGGGCTAATGGGCCGGAATGTAGCGTTGCCGAAGCTGCCCGCATATTAAAGGTAAGCCGGGAAACAGTGCGGCGCATGATATTGAGGGGGGACTTGTACGCCTGGCCTGCCGTGCCCGGAGGCGTAAAAAAGCTATTGTGGGAGGGGCAAGTGCGGGATATGGCGGCGGCAGCGCGGGCAGAAGCCATCCAGCGCGGGAAGATGATGCAATCCACCTTCAACTTTTTTTAGCACATTTGCCACAAACGCCACATTTGCCACAAATGCCACATAAAGAATGCGGAGCCTGGGCTAGAGTGCCCGCATGACTAACAAGCAAGATTTTGGCGGAACAAAAAACGGAGATGAACTGAATCGTGGTAATCATGGGAATGAAGCCCTCGCGTCGGGAGACGCCGGGGCAACTACGCCCCAGCAAACGAAAAAGACGACCACGCCCTGGTACTTGTCCCGGACGTTTTGGATCAACCTTGCCGCCCTCCTGTCCCTGCTCCTGCCGTCCGTCCGCGAGTGGCTGGAAAACAACCCTGTGGACTTTGTGACCGCCCTGGGCGGCGTGAATGTCCTGCTGCGGTTTATCACTTACGGGAAGCATCAAATTTCATCCGACAGCGATGATAGCGATACCGCCTCCGGCGATGGAGGCGGAAATGAATCGAAGTCCCGGCCCCTGGTGCCAGGCGAGAACGACCTGGCAAATTCGTCCATAGCCGGGGCCGGGACTTCCGATCCGGCCAAGCTCGAAACCATCAGACGCCGCCTATGTCTGACGATTGGCGCGCTGATGGTGATGCTGGGAGGATCATGCAGCAGTTCATCCACCGCATCCACCAGCGTGAGCCTGTCCGAAGGGCAGGCGGTGATTGTCCGCGGCGGTTCCTCCCTGGTGATTGACCGGGGGGAAAGAAAGCTGCTGTGGAATCAGAGCGTGCCGGAAGTGGTGATCGCCCCGCCCGTGGTGCAGAAAGGAAAATAGTTAATAAGTAACAGTGAAGAAAGGAAAGCATCATGAAGTACGCCGAATTGAAAATGAACACGCTGTCCTGGCAGCGAGCACTGAAGTTTGCCGGGTTTTACCGTGGGGCCTTAGATGGTATGACTGGCCCGTTGACCCGTGAAGCCGCTACGCAGTGGGAAACCAGCCACAGCCAGCTGCAAGCCAGATACGGCCAGGTGGACAGCCGCTCCGAGTCTTATCTATGGACCTTGCAGCCACTGGCCGCCATGCGGGTGCGCCAGGTGATCGTAGCCATGCGGCAGCAGGCCGATTGGAAAATCATTTGCGGCGTCCGGACCTACGACGAACAGGACGCGCTATATAACAAGCGCCCCCGCGTCACCCGGGCCAGGGGCGGCCAGAGCATGCACAATTTTGGACTGGCCGCGGACTTTTGCCTGTTTGAAGACGGACAGGACATCTGGTCCCCCAGCGAAGGCCCAAAATCCATTTACGCGCCGCTTGCCGAAGCGACCCGCCAGGCGGGCCTGGTATGGGGCGGAGACTTCCGCACCATCTACGACCCCGGCCATATCCAGCTGGGAGAAATCGCCACAACCGCCCTGCATCGTGCCTATACCCAGGGCACGTCCACCCTTGCCGAATTATTGAAATGATGATGCAGCTATTGGCGGAAGCGAGCACGATAGATGCCGGAGCGGTTGTCCAGATAATAAGCACCCTTGTGGGGGCTGGCGCTATTGGCGGGGGTGGCTACGTGATGGGTAAGGCTCGCAAAATATCCTTGTCCAATGATCCCCTCAATGTCCGCAAGGCCAACGAATACGCCACCAAAGAGGATATTGCCCGGCTGGAACGAGAAATCCGAGACATAAAAAATGACCGGAAAGAAGACCTGGGAGACATATATGACCGCCTCAACGAACAAGGCAGAGACCTGCATGAAATCATCGGCATGCTGAAAACCCTGACCCCACCGAACAAGAAATGAACCGAACCGCCGAAATCAGACTGGCCATCCTGAGGGACCTGGCCCATGTCCCCGCCGGACTGCTGCGCCGTGAAGATGACATACGCTGCCGGGTGCAGCTGCAAGTGGTGCCGGCTCCTTCCCGCGCGGAAATTGAAACCGAACTGAAGGAACTGGACGCGCTGCGCCTGATCACGGGCATCTCCAACAAGATCACGGGAGAAATGCGCTGGCGCATTACGGATGCCGGACAAGCTGAACTTAGCAACCAGTAACCCCCCTACACCCATGCGCAAGCCCAGGCCGGACAGCACCATCCACAACTTGCCGGAGGAATTGCGGCAAGCCGTGGACGACGCCCTTGCCGCCAACGCCACCCTGAAGGATGTACAGGCCATTCTGGCGGAGGGAGGCGTGCGACTGTCCCTGCAAAGCATCAGCGAGTACTACAAGCTGCACCTGCTGCCCCGGATATGGGCGGCGGAAGACCACAATGCCGCCCAGCTTGCCAAAATCAAGCGGGGCAACGTCACGAAGGCCACCCATGCCGCCGTGCTGCAAACCTGCTACGAAGTCATCACGCGCCCGGGCAAAAAATCCGCCGCGGATTTGCAACGCCTTTACGGCATGGTGCTGGCCGGACAAAAGGCCCAAATGGAAGCCCAGCGGCTGAAACTGGACATTGACAAATGGCAAATGCTGGCCGCCCAGGCGCTGCTGGACAAGGCCACCAGTCCGGAAGTCCAGGCGATTGTCGGCAGCAACGAAACCAACGAAAGCAAACTGGCCAGGCTGCGCGCCCTGCTGTTTGGCCAGCGGAAAACAGTCACCCCCGAATTTGTAGATGCCCCATCATCCTGACAATTTCCGGGCAGTCAACCTGCTGGCCTTTCAGGACGCCGCGTTCTGCGTGGCTTTCCGCATCTGCTTTTTCATGTGGCGGCGGCAGGGCGGCAAGTCCTACACGATTGCCAGCAAGGCCATCGACCGCATGATTGAAAAGCCCTGGCGGAATTGCTTTTTTGTGAGCGCATCCATTGCGACCGGAAAGGAAATCGTGGAGAAGGAGGCAACCATCTGGCACGACGCCCTGGGCGCCCTGAAAGCTTGCCAGGACAAGCTGGGCAAGCAGCTGGGCGGCAACGTCATCGACAAGACCAGCAAGGAACTTTTGAACGTGGACGACTTGGCGGAACTGATGGACAAGCAGGCGGCCCAGGTCAGGATTTACCACACGCGGACGGCGTACAGCCGCACGAAGATCCTCGCCCCCAATCCCGACACGGCCCGGGGCTGGACGGGTGACGTGTTCGGAGATGAAATCGGCTTCTGGCCGGACTTCAAAGGCGTATGGGACGCGGTGGAACCGATCATCTCACGCAACCCGGAATTCCTGTTCTGGCTGTTCAGCACGCCGCCCGCGGACGATACGCATTACACCTACGACCTGCTGAACCCGGGCCTGCGGACATTTGAACCGAACGCCGCCGGGAACTGGTACAAGACGGAACAGGGCTACCCGGTCCACCGTGTGGACGCTCTGGACGCCGAACTGGCCGGGCTGCCGCTCTATGATCCGCTGTCCGGCAAGGTGGTGCCCTACGAAGAATTCAGGGCGCACAGCCTGGACCGCGCGTCGGTGGATCGCAACTATGGCCTGAAGTTTATTCAGGGCGGCACGGCAGCCATCCCGCTGGGCTGGCTGAACCGGGCGCAAAACATGGGCCTGGGCCATTGCACGGGCCTGGACCTGGCCGGGGAGGAGGTGTGCGCATGATCGCGATCCGTGAAGCCATCTCCCCGAACTGGGCGGAATCCCTGTGCGCCGGAAAAGTGTGTTTCGGGCTGGACGTAGCCAGCACGGAGGGCAAGAAGTCCAACCCGTCCAGCCTGACGGCCACGGAATACTGGGACCGCATATATTGGCAGCGGCTGGTGGTCAGGTGGAAGACGGAGCACTACGCCGTCATGCTGGGCATCCTGGAACTGGTCATTGGGGCCGTGCCTCGCGAGCAGCGCGGCGTGCTGGTGGTGGACACCAGCAATGAAAAATTCCTGGCGCGGGAACTGGCTAAAGACCTGTCCGGCCTGGTCCGGGTGGTGGGGTTTTACGGGCAGCAGGTTGTCCGCTACTGCGGCGAAAAATCCGACGCCAAGACGGCAATGGGGGCCGCGTATTGCTCCGCCCTGGAAGACGCTCTCATTGCCATGCCTCCGGGCAAATGGCTGGAAACGGACCACCGCCTGGTGACGCGCAACGGCGCACGGTTCGAGGCCGATGTGGACGCGCAGGGCAACCACGCGGACACATTTGACAGCGGCAAGCTTTCCTACTGGGGCCACGTCGGGACCGGGCTGGAATCATGCAGCCCGTCATCCTGGCGGCACAAGTCCCGCCAGGGCAAGAGCAGGAAGAGCAGTAACCGGGCCTCCGGCACCCGCCGCTGGGGCGGCATCAGGACCAGGAGATTTTAACACGATGAACATTTTACCGCAATTTGTGAACAGGATGATTGGCAGGCCAGGGAATTTCCGGACTGGCATGATCAGGCTGATCGGCTTTTTGTCCCGACGCTCTCAAAAGGAAGGCCGGAACCCGCTGCCATTCCTGACGCCGCAGGAAGCCCGCGCCCTCTATGAATTGTACCGGAAAGGCCAGTATGCCGACGTGATGCTGTGCTGGGCCGCCCTGGAAGAAACGGACGACATGCTGGGCACGGTCCTGGACCGCCGCGCCTCCGCCCTGGCGGAAATGACTGACGACGTGAAGGTGGATGCCAAAGCCATCGGCAACAACCCGGACTTGCAAACGCTGGCCGACGAGCAGCAGCAATGCCTGGCGGAATATTACGGCAAGATCGACAACTTGAGGGATGCGGTGCGGTTCATGGGATCGGCTACCTTCCGCGGGTACGCGCACCTGGAACCCGTGGCCGGAGGCGGCAGAATCAGGATGGAACCCGTGGACCAGTGGCTGATGGCCCGGCCTGTCAAGGGCGGGGCCTGGTATTACAACGAATCCGCCGACAGGTCATGCGCCAAGCTGGAAGCCGTGGATGAAAGCCGCCTGATCATCCGTGAATGCCTCCGGCCCGTGGACCTGCCCGCCATGTTCGCCATCTGCGCCAAGGCCCATGCCCTGGACGGGTGGGACGGATTCATTGACGTGTTCGGCAACCCGGCCATCTTCTTCAAATACCCGCCAAACACTTCTGACGAACAGGCACGGGAATATGACCGCATCGCCGAAGAGATGATCGGGGACGGGCGCGGCGGCTACCCGGACGGAGGGGACATCAAGACTGTGGAAACGACGGCCCGCGGAGGGGACACCTTCAAACAGCGCTGCGAGTGGTGCGACAAGCAGATTGTGCGCCGCGGCACGGGCGGCGAGCTGACCGTGCTGGCGGAATCCGGCAGCGGGACGCTGGCGGGCAACGCCCACCAGGAAACATTCCGCATGTTGGCGGCGGGCGAAGGCGCGGAAATCTCCGAAAGCTTCAACCGCCAAATGAGCCGCCGCCTGCTGGACCGCCATTTCCCGGGAAGGCCGCATCTGGCCTACTGGACGCTGGAATACGAAGAAGCGGAAGACGTAGGCAAGCAGGTGGACAACATCACGAAATTGGCCGCCGCGGGATATATTGCCGACGAGGAAGAAGTAAGCGAGGCGTCCGGCTATACGGTCACGTACCGGGCGCCGCAGCCGTCCCAGGAACAACCCTCCTTCCCCCTGCTGGCCAACAGCCGCGGAAACTGGCAACACATCCCCGCACAGATTGAGCAGACCAGGAACAACGCCCCCCTGACGGCCCAGGAACTTGCCCTGCTGGAAAAGCTGCTCAACGCACAGCCGAACCCGGCCATGATCCGGAATGATGCCCGGAAGCTGGAAACGGCCATGAAACGCGCCGCAGGGCTGGAAGTGGGCAATGACCCGGAAAAAGCAGGAAGCACCCCGGCAGCACCCCGGCAAAACGCAAATTCAGCCGGAAACGGCGACCAGGAAAACCTGCTGGCCAACTACGGCACCAGCGAAGGGGCCAGGAAGGGCTGGGACAAGCGGGGCCGCGGGCAGCATGAGGCCATCGGCCAAACCGGAACGGCCAAAAGCCTGGGACTGGAAAAATTGTCCGCCCTGACCCCCGACCCGGCCAGCAGCCACAGCCACCCGGGAAGAGCGCGGAAAGCCCTGACGCGGGGATTTACGGCCCGGTCCATCGACGGGCAGGACGTGCATTTCAGCAAGGGCGTCCTGGATCACTGGGAAAGCACCCAGCCCCCCAAAACGCCCGAGGAACAGAACCGGAGATTGCGGCGTTTATCTGAAGCAGTCCGTGCCGTGAAAAACCCGCACGAAGTGTGGGAATCCCACAACGGCCAGAAGACCTACCTGCGCGTGTACAAGGATGACGCCGGGAAATTTGCCATGAGCGGATTTATCACGGGCAAGGATGGCCAGGTGAGAAGCTTTTTCCACAGCCGCCGACTGAATGGAGCCGAAAAGATGAGAAAGGGAACCCTGAAATACAAGAGATAAAAGAAGTACGGACGGGAGGGCCATCTCCCCGCACGGGCTAACGCGGCCTTAACGGATGGCCCCCAGGCCGCGCATCACCGTAACAACACCGTAACCAACACAGACAAAAAGTCAAGAAGGATGAAAACCATTACATTGGAAGATTTGCAGCCCTGGGAAAACCCGGGGGACGGCTGGTATAACATCGAACGCTGGGGGGAACATCCCCAGCAGACAGCGGACGGAAAAAAATATGTCCAGGTCATCGACGATGAGGCCGTGCGGGCCATCGTGGAAGCAGGCGTCCCGGAAGAAGGGCTGCTGACCGACGTGGAACATGTGTCCGTTGCCGTCACCGGGCCGCGGGATAGCCGGGCTTACGGCTGGGTGCGCGAGCTTGCCGCCCTGCCAACGGTGGAAGGGCTGCAACTGTGCGCCCGTATCGAATGGACGCCGCTGGGCCTCCCCCTGGTCCGGGACCGCATCTACAAACATTTTTCGACCGTGTACAGCGTGGAGCTGTGCGCGGACCTGGGAGGCGGACGCCTCCGCCCCCTGCAACTCGTCGGGCTGGCCCTAACCAACCAGCCCAACAACCCCGGCCAGCGCCCGATCACCAACAGTCAGGCCGCGCCGATCAACGACAACACAAACCAACAAGACAACAACATGGAAGAATTGAAAAAAATCGCCGCCAAGCTGGGACTGCCGGAAGACGCCGCGCTGGACCAGATACTGGCAACAATCGACGCCCTGATGGCCGCCGAACAGGAAGCCGCGGAAGCGGAAGCGGAAACGCTGCTCAACAGCGAAGACCTTGCGACCTTGACCCCCGAGGAAAAGAAGGACCTCAAGGAAGAACTGCTGACCAACCGCGAGATGGGCATCAAGATGATCAACCTGCTGGCCAACCGCAAGGGAGGCGGCACGTCCGGGGGCGCTCCGAAGTATGCCCGGCCCGGATATCGCCGGGAAACCCAGGCGACCAGGGGAGGCAAAGGCATGGGGACGGACCGCGGCCAGCTGCTGGTGAATACGGCCCGCGACATCCAGGCGCAAGAAAAGGCAGCCGGGCGTCTTTGCTCGTTTTGGAAAGCGAAGAACCTGGCCAAGATCCGGCTGGGGCAGAAGTAAACCGCTCCTGGCATTTGCTTTTAACTATTCATAACCAGAAAACAACATGGCAATTATCCATCAACAGGCCGTCATGAGGGCGGAAAGCGGCGTGGACCTCCGCGAATGCGAAGGCTGCTTCGTGAAGAAAGACGCCTCCGGAAAGCTGGTGCTATGCACCGAAAACGACACCGCCCCCCTGGGCGTCGTCCACGTAGGGGGCGACGAGGGGGAAATGACCGACTACCTCCTGCCCGCCCATCAGGGCATTGTGGGAGTGCGTCTTCATGCTTCCCCCGGTTCCGTCGAGGAAGGCACCAGGCTGGTGCTGGCCGCCAAGGGAACCGTCAAGGCCGGACCCACCGGGACCCAGGTGGCCGTGGCCTGCGAAAAAGGCACCGGGGGCCAGCTGCTGGAAGGCTACCTGACGCTTCCGACCGTTCAGGCCGCGCCTTCCTCCGGATCTTAATTCAACAACCAACAGAATAAAAAAATATGTTTCAACATGCAGCAAGCTACAACGGCTATTTAACCGAACTGTGCCAGGCCGCCCATGCGGACGAGGCCGACAGCATCGGCAATAAACTGTTTCCCGCCGTGGGGGTGAGAACCGCCGTGGGAACTTACAAGAAGCGGGACATCGGCAACGCTTTCCGCGTTTACCGGACGGCCCTGGCACGGGGTAATTCCCCGACCCGGATCGACACCAACGCCACGGACGGATTCTACAACTGCCGCCCCCATGCGCTGGAAGTCGGGACGTGGAAATTTGACGCCGACCAGGACGACGGAGGCGAGGAAGAACGCGAAAGCAATCTTCAGGAACTGATGAGCACCCAGCTGGTCACGCGGGAATTCCAGGCCGTGTCCATCTTCAAGGCCGGAGTTCCCGTCACGTCCGGGGCGGGCATCTGGTCCGGAGAAGCCGGAGCCGCGGCCAATATCATCAACGAACTGGACACGCTGGCAATCACCATTCAGGCCGGGATCGGACGCCGACCGACTCACCTGATTTTTGGACAGAACGCCTGGATGATCGCCAAAAACCACCCCAGCCTGCGCGAGCTGATCCAAGGGCAGACTGTGGCGGTTTCCCTGGAACTGCTGCGCAATATGCTGATCTTCCCCGACATCAACATATCGGTGGCATCCATGCCCTACAACCCGGAAGTCCGGGGTAAGGCGGGCAAGCTGAAAACGATCATGGGCATGGATGTGTTCATGTTCTACAGCTCCGACGCCCCGACGCGCAACGACATGTCCGCGGGCAAGGACTTCACGATGGAACCGGGCGGCCCGGAAGTATTGTCCGAAGAAAAAACGCTGGAAACGGTGGACACGCTGTACTGGTCCACCGACCGCCAGGTGACGTGCCCGGCAGCCGCCGCGCGTCTGGAAGTAGCGTAACCGGATGACCGATTGACGAGGACTGTTCCGGGGGCGCAACGCCGCCCCCGGAACTTACAACCAGAAGAAAAACCATGTGGACGCCCCTAACTGAAACCATCCTGAACCAGGTACTGAACGCCGGGGAACTGGCCAGCGTAACGCGCGACCGCGCCCAGGTGCAGCCCGATCCCATTCCCGGCATCCTGGCCGAGACGGCGGCCACCATCCGCAGCCGCATTGCCTCCGGAGGCCGCACCAGGTTACAGGGAAGCCCTGACTGCATCCCCGCGGAACTGATGGCGGAAGCCGGGGCCATTGTCCGTTACCGCGTCCTGGTCCGGTTTGCCCTGGCCATGACGGACGAGCGGAAAGCGGAGTGGCAGCACGCCAATGACGTGCTGAAGGAATTATCCTCCGGCAGCTACGTGATCACCGATGACGCCAGCGACAAGACCCCCAGCCCTCACTATTCCGGAAGGCCGATCCGGTGGGGCATGAGCCGCCACGGCGGGGTGATGTAAGGCCCGCGCATGCGGGCAGTGAACAGTTAAAAGCGAATAGTTAATAGGATGCCAAGCGCCGAAGAAACACTGATGGGAAAGCGGCTGATGCCGACCAACTTGAATTCCGCCCAGCTGGAACAAATGGGCCGGGAATTCACGCAGCGTGCTGTTTTTTCGGCTGGCTGCAACCATCTTCAGACGGTTCAGGCAATCCGGGACGGATCCCGGAAAATTTTGAACGGCGAATGGCTGAATGCTTCCGCCCGCGAGTTTTTGCAGGCGGTACTTAAATTTTACAATTATGAGGCCCCGGAGGATGCCGAGGGGACGATCCGGGACATGACGACACCCGGACGCCAGAATTTGATTTTTGACCAGACCGTGGCGCAAGCTAGAAATTTTGCGTGGAAGGAAAACCTGCTGGCCGACGACAGGCCCCACGCCTGGCAGCTGGTCCGGGTGGGAACCAGGAAAGAACCGCGGGACTGGGACACGCGCTGGAAAGATGCGTATGCGCAGCTTTCCCCCGCGGAACGGCTGGGCGTGGATGCCGAAGGAAAACGTGCCCTGGTGTCCAGCCGGATTTGGCAGCTGCTGTCCCGGTGGGGGACGGGCTACCCGCCTTTTGACTTTAATAGCGGGATGGGGGTTAAATCCGTATCGGCGGACGGTTTGCAGGACGCGGCATCCGGACGGGAAGATTTTAACAGAGCCGAGGCGAGTATGAAAGGAGTGGATCAGGATTTGCGCGACTGGATCAGCCGCAACCTGGATGTGCAAGTGAGCATCCGCGGGGACAAGGCAATCATGGAAGGAGGCCGGGCATGATTAGTCTGCAAGTGAACCTGGATATGTCCGTGGCCCTGGCCAGGATGGTCACGCCGGAGGATTTGCAGGCCATGACCCGGCACGCCGGGGACGATTTGCGCGACCTGCTGAAGAATCATTTTATCGACCGATCCCAGCAGACCGGATCGCGGAACTACTGGGCCGGGGCGGCGGAAGCCACGGAAAGCCACATGGAGGGCCGCACGGCCCGCGTGACGGTAAGCCATACGGGGGTGCGCCTGCACCTGCTGGGCGGCACGGTCCGGGCGACTGGCCGCATCTCCCCCGTGACGGGCCGCCCCACCAAAAGCCTGCTTGTCCCAGGGCCGGATTCTCCGCTCCGCAAGCGGCGGATCACGCTGGCCGAGGCCGGAATTCCCCAGGAGGAAATCATGGTCTTGTACAGCGTCAAAAGCCGCATGCCCTACCTGGCCCGCGTCCAGGAACGCAAGCGCATGTACAAGGGCTGGAAGCAGAAAATAACGCCGCTGGGGCTGCTCCTTAAATCCGTAACGCACGACCCCGACCGCACCGTTCTGCCGTCGGATCAGGAACTGACCGACACCGTGAAATCCTCCGCCGTGGACACCCTGGCAACTAGAATTTCCAACCGATTGAACAAGCATGAATGATGAACTACCAGACGGCCCCGAATACGTGTTTGCCCAGGCGGTGATCGACCGCCTGGCCGGAAAAAAAGAACTGGCCAATTATGTGATTCCGGACCCGTTTGACGCCAGCGACCAAGTGAACAACCTTGCCCTGGCCGTGGCGCAGTATGATGCGGCCATCGCGGTCATGCCCCAGGCACCCCAGCCGCCGCCCTGGAAGGGTGTGGACATGCCGGACCCCGGCGTGGTTGTCGCCACGGCAGCCATCCTGGTCATGACGACCGGGCAAGTGGGGGCTGACCCCACGATCCGCCGCTTGTCCGCCCTGACCGCCGCCGTGCTGCGGCGGCTGCGCAAATGGTCCCCGCACAATGACGAGCTGGCCGGGACAGCCCCCTGGGTGGCGGAAATTACAGAACTAAGCACGGAACAAGTGCCGGAACTGAAGAACGTGGACGGCAGAGTGATTTTCCTCTCGATCCGAGAAAACCTGAACCCATAGCAACAACATGGCAAAGACAGAAAAAGAACAGACGGCCCCGGCATCCGCCGCGGGGGAAGCAGGCGTCAGCGGCCAGGCCAAGCCGCAACTGGTGAAAGTGCGCGTGACCAGGACGGGCACCAACATCAGCGGCATGACCTACCTGGCCGGAGTGGTGGTGAACGTCACGCCCGACCAGGCTGCGGCGCTCGAACAGGCAAAAGCCGGCTGCCGGGTATTTTAACGGACCGGAGCCGGAACGACGAACCATTAACAATTAACTATTAACCAAACCAAGCACATGGCATACGAAAAAAGATTTGTCGATAATTTGATCGGAGGCATGATCATCCGCATTGCAAAATTCGGGGAAACCGTCACCGCAGGAAACACGGTGGGAGAAGGGGCCAAGCCCGACGCTCCCACCCCGGAAAAGCCTGGACCGTGGCTGACCCTGGGCAAGATCAAGACGGCTACCAGCGAACGCCAGAAGAAGACGGCGACGGTGGAAGGCGTGAACGACGCGGGATTTTATGAAATGCGCGATTTGTCGATCGCCCAGCAGTCCAAGCTGAAGTTCACGACGCAGGAGGTGACGCCCGAAGCGATCCAGCTGGCGTTCGGCGTGGCGGACAACCTGGAAGATGACCAGGAAGCCGCGCCGTTTTCATCCTCCGGCAACATCCGTTGCTGGGTGTATGGAGAACTGCGCAACTCCGGCAATAACGCCGAAAAGCTGGCCCATTTCTGCGTGATGGGGGATTTATCCCTCACCAACAGCCCGAATTTCGCGTCCGATCCGGTGACGTGCGAGTTTGAGCTATCCATCAAGAATTCCCCCCTGGCTACGTTCACGAGCCTGGCGCTGGCCAAGCTGGCGGCGGATTAACCCTGCGCCCATCCAGGAGCCGTCCGGCTGGGGCGGCTCCGCTTTCCCCCTTCCATCTTTCCAATCATGATTATATACATAGATGCTAACACGCTGGCCCTGACGACGGCGGGCCAGGTGCCGCTGACTGACATGGCCCTGGTGCGGGGCGACAAGATGCCGCTGCGCATCGTCCTGACGGACGGCCCCGGCAACCCCTCGAATTCTGACGAGGTGCCCGTGCTGGCCGTGAAAAAATCCCTGGGGGACGATTCCCTGGTGCTGGCCGCCACGGGGCTGGAACATGTGGAGGATGCCCTGGGCACTGCCTATGTCGGCAGCCTGTCCGTTAATACGGTGCAGCTGGCGGAGGTCATGGGGGATCAATCCCGGATTGACCTGATCGGCGAGGTGGTGCTGGTGGCTCCGGACGGGGCGCAGCGCACGTCCCGCCTGATCCGGGTGACGGTCCGGGCGGACTTGCTGCCCGGGGATTACGCGCCGCCTGACGAGGTGCTGGCCGACTGGTCCGAACTGGTAGCCGACGCCCTGGCCGCACAACTGCCGGACGCGCTCAAGGATGCGGGCGTGGAATTGGAAGCGGTGACCGGGCAATCCACCTTGTCCAGCGGAGATGCCGCCGACACCTGGACCATCGTCGGAGGCTACGCGATGACCTGGGGAGACGAGATACTGGCGGGGCATCTGCCTGACAGCTGCCGCCTGACGAGTATTTCCACTGTGTATTTTTTCACCGACCCCGCCCTGAATCAGTATTGCCTGCGGATTTGGAAGCTGGTAAACGGTGCGTACAGCCTGATTGGCACCTCCGCCTATGTGTCCAACCTGACCAGCGGCCAGACAGCTACGTGGGTATTTACGCCAGGCGTCCCCCTGACGCGCGGGGATGTCATTATTATCCAGGTGTGCGAGGGGACGGAGATGACGCCCTACGCGCTGGGCATGCACGCCGTACTTACTCCGTCCGTCCCTGGGCGTGGCCTGGTGGCGGAGGTGGCCAACCCGCCCGCCGTGAACGGCACGATGGCCCCGCTGATGACCGTGGTAGTGGACTATGACGACGGCATCACCCTGGGAGGGATGGAGCTGGCCACCGCGCGGCAACTGGACAGCCTGGGGCGGGATGTGCGCCAATCTTCCGCGACCGCCGAGGCTGCGGCACGGACGGCTGGCCAGTCCGCCGCCACCGCGTCCACGGATGCCGATAATGCCGCAACATCTGCCACCAGTGCAGCCAACTCTGCCACGGCGGCCCAGCAGGCTCTGGCGGCCATACCTCAAGTAGATGATGCAGGCAACATGACGTTGGACGGCAATATCACCGCCGCGGGAGGCACGTTTGACGGGACCGTCAACGCCAACGGAGGCATCAACATCCCGCTTGCCGTGGGAGCGCCGACCGATACGGGCGCGGTCAACCGCCTACATGCCGCAGGCTTGGCCGGAGTGACGGACATTTTTTCCCAGCACGCCTACCTCAACACGGGCAGCATTACGGCGACAGGGACGGCGGCAACTACCGCTCTCATTCCCGGCCAGTATGCGCAGGTTAGAGTGCCTGCCGGGACTCACAGCACGATTGTCTTTCCCTTCACAGGGCCTAACGGTCAACATAATTATTCCAACTTTGCGGGATTCTCCATTCCGTGGCGCATACCCGGCGCAGGCAAAATTACCATAGGCATCGGACGAGGCAGCAAAACGACAAGATCTGATTTAACCCAGGGATCGTACAGTATCATACCTGGCAATAATCTGGCCCACAACAGCGGCGAAATTCTGGACATCACATTTGATAATGTACGGGATGCGACCCGCGGGGGCTACGTGGTCAAGGTGCGTGAGATTTACGCTCTTTCCGAGGCGGCAGGGTGGAGGGTGAAAACTACTACAAGTTTTGTGCCCGCGACGCATAACGAGCCTATACCTTCAATCGTTAATAAAATTATCTATCATCAACGATCCCAGTACAAATTCGAGAGCGAATATATTTCGTACGGCAGCCTCTATTTGCTGACGGGCGGAGGGCAGACGGTGCAGCTGCATAAAATTGCGGCGGTGCGCGGCGTTAATGCCTTTGAAACGGGCTTGGGGATTAGTTCGATAGTTACTGATTTGCCGGGGAACGCGAGCGGGGATGTGTACATGCATGTTGGGTCTGCGGTGCGCACCCTCTACCAGCCCGGCAACATCAATCCCGTTTATTACGCGCTGGAAGCATTGGCAAGAAACGATATTGAAGCCGAAGAAACGGCTGATTTTGTGGACATTAACATACCTCTCTAATGATGAACGACGCAGAAATACAAATTCAGTTTCCGAAGCCTGGAACATGGCAGGAATTCACTCTGACGCCCATTTATCAGGACAAGGGCGGATATAGACCTCCGGCACGCTATACGCAGGACGAGATACCGGCGGAGCAGGCACCGGCCATGCAGGCCGTTGTTGCCGCGCTGGTTGGACTGGCGGAACCGTGGCAGGCGGTGCAGGTGTGGGCAAGGCTGGGAAAAGATGTCCTGACCCTTGCGGAGGATGGTGCCTATACAATGATTGATGCGGTGTCTTTGACCGTTGAGGCCGTCCATGCGGAGACCAAAGGCCGCAGGATTTTTACAGTCTCGGACTACCCGGCTTTTGTGATCACGGATTCCGCCTCCGTGGCGTTTTTCCGCTATTTCACTCAATCCTGATTCCTGATGATGGCCTATGAATCCACAGACACGGTGATTTACCGTCCGGACGGCCTGGATGCGGTCACGCTCTGCAAACAGGGGGATCTTATGGCGGCTCCGGTGGACGTTACGGCCTCCGTCCAGGTGCAACGGGACGGCGTGCTGGGCAGTTCCTGGATGCTTCAGCGGGCGCGGGGCAACGCCCTGATGCAGCTGTCTTTCACAGTGGCCCATCCGTTCCCGACAGCGGCGGCGGCCCGTGCCTGGGGCCTGGACGTCCAGGAATTGTTCACGCTGCACCCGCTGGGGCGCGTCACCTGGCTGACCTGCTATTACCAGGGCCGCCCCCAGCGCGTGAGGGAATACGCCGCCACCGTGGACCCTCCCCGCCCGTACCCCCTGACCAGTGAACACTGGTACGGGGTGGACTTGCGCGGGGCGGCCTGGCAGGCCGTAGAATTCAAATTTGCCCTGACCGGAGAAATCAACTGATGAACAACAATATTGACATATCCCTGACGCTTGGCACCCGGGCGGACATGAGCGGGATTAACCAGGTGCGCAAGGGGGTGGACGATCTTTCCACGGCAGCCAGGGGGCTGCCGCGGGAACTTATTTCCGGAGGGGAGGGAACCGTGGCGGATGCCCGGGCATTCTCCGGGGCATCCGCCCCCGGCAAGATGACCATACAAGTGGAGGGCCTGGACCGTCTGGCCGGAACGATTGCCCATGCGGAAGGAGTGGCGGCCAACGGCACACCCGCCCAGGGACGGACGGACAAGGCCCTGGAAGAAATGCAGTCCGGAATTGCCCGGGTGTCCAAAGCCGTGGAAGAGGTAGCCCGCGGGGCTGCTGCCCCGGATCATTCCCCCCTTCCTGTCCCCTCCGCCCGGGAAGGCGGGAATGAATGGATGATGGCGCGGCTGGACCAGATTGCCGCGCTGCTGGCCAGGATGGACGCCACGCTGGCCAAGAGCCTGGCCGCATCTACCAAGCCGGAGGGGACGCTGGACCAGGTACGCAAGGGCATGGATGAATTGTCCCGGGCGGTCAAGTCTGTTCCGGCGCTTCCATCCGGAGGCGTGGGGGGACAGACGGGGGCCGTGCCCGCTTATCCGGAGACACAGGCGGCAACGCCTAATGACTGGACTGTGAGGATTGACGGACTGGACGCGCTGGGCGCGACAAAACGGTGGGCCATGCTGCGGATGCCGTCAAGCAGCAGTCCGGATGGCTACAGCGCAGCATTGACGCCTTATCCAAATTTCCCGGACAGGTTCAAACCTGGGCGGGTGATAAAATGCAGGAATGGCGCAAGTTCAAAGGCGGCCTGCAAAACGCCACCAATGTCCTCAACCTGGGAAAGGAAGCCTGGGGGCTGGGCCGGGCTGCCGGAAATGCCCTTATTGACGCGTTTGGCCTGGGCGCTAAAAAAGTTTCCGCGCAACTTGCGGACGTGCTGGCAAAAGGAAAGGCGAAGGTGGAGGCCTGGCAGGCCGGAATGAGCGCCGAACTGGGGAGATTGAACCAGGAACAGGCGCTGAAGAAGGAACATGCCCTGGTCAAACAGATCAATGACGCTTACGACGCCCGCAAAAGGACGATCGAAGCCCTGGACGAAAAGGCGAGCCGGAACCTGGAAATGCAGGCCCAGCTGCTGGCCATCGAAAACGAAAAGAACCGGAGCATCATCAGGCAAAAACAGATCCGCGGGGAAATGACGGAGAGCCAGGCCCGGGATGCCCTGGCGGCCATCGACGCCAAAGACGCCGGAGAACGCCGGGCTATCGAACGGCAGCAGGCGGAAAATGCCGTGAAAAAAGCCGAAGCACTGGCCGAAGCCAAGGCGGAACAGATCAGGCGCATGCAGGAGCTTACCCAATCCAGCCCGGCAGCGGCAGGCGTGCGTGACCTGAAGACGGAGGATTTTTACAAGCAGGCGGACGCTTTCAAGAACGCGGAAGCGGCCCTGAAACAATGGCAGGAACTGGCAGCCAAAAAGAAGAAGCTGGAAAAGGAAATTGCAGACGCGCCGAAAGAAATGGCTAAAGCGGCCATGCTGGGCGGCGTGGGCATCCCGCTGGTGGCCGGATTACAGCAGAAAAAGAATCAGGACGAAGAAACCCTGAAGCATGTACAAGCCTTAATGGATGGCATGCGGAAAGATGCCAGCATGCCATCCGCCACCAATGGAGAAATGATGGCCCGGCTGATTGCAGAAAAACAGCAGCAGGAAGCCGCCTTGAACAGCATGATGGAAGGCATCAAAAATACGGGGTTGCTGGGCGACGTGCGCGGCAAGTCCGGGGATGCCTTGTATATGGCTTATGCGGATGCGTTAAAAGTCGCCAGAGAGGTAATCAAAAACAGAACAGCATCTTTGGCTGATTTATTCAAAGAGCAGGAAGCTTTAGATGAAGCTGTGACGACGGCCAAAGAACGGCTGAATAACGTTCTGGCCGTGCAGGGCGTCCAGGCAAAAGCTGATCAGGATGTTCAGGTGGAGACGAAAAAGACAGAGGCCTGGCAGGATAACCAGCGGCGTGATTCCACTGTTTCCCGGACAGCGGCGGATGCTCTTTCCAAGGCTGCCGAGGCGCGCAAGAAAGAACTGGATGCTAACAAGAAAGCAATGGACACCGCCGCAGATGTGATGAATGCAAGCGTGGATTCCTTTTCCGGTTTTGCTGCTAAATACGCGGAGGGAAATGAAAAGGCCCAGGAGCGCGTTACCAAGTTCCTGGACACGGTTGGCCGCCTCCGGAATAAGGACCGGGAGCTATGGGACAAGCGGGACAAGGATGATGCCAAATGGGTTGATGAATTCTTAAAAGCCCTGAAAGAAAAATTCGGCAATGCTTACAATTCCGACGCCGACCGGGGCATGGTGAAAGCCGCGGAACAAGCCTGGAAGTCCATGAATGACATCCTGACCGCTAAAAAGACACAGGAAAACCAGGAACAGAAAATCAAGGGCCTGGAAGAAGCCGCCCGGAAAGTAACCGCCCTGCCTGAAGACATCCAGGCCAAAAGCATGGCAGCAATGGAACTGACGGAATGGATGCGGAAATACCGGGAGGGGGCTGTTCAGAAAGCGGGGGATCTGGCCGGAAGTTCCGACTATGAAATCCTTTACCAGGTGGAGGACGTTGTGCGCAAGGCGTTACAGGACGGACAGGTGGACAAGGGCGAGCGTGCCCAGCTGGCCAGCCAGCTGAAAATGCTTCTTGGCAACGACCGCGGCCAGGACGAAACGCCCGCGATTCACGGCATGGTGGAGCTGGTGCGGGAGATACTAGGCAGGTATTCCAGGAGCCAGGAAACGGCGCAAAAGCTGAATGCGGAAGTGGCGGAGCTGAAAAGCCGCCTGAACAAGATTGATTCACAGCGGGGGTATGGACATTAGAACAGTAGAATTGACGGGACTGGCCAGCCAGTCATGCAGCTGGCAATGGCGGAATTTTACGGCGGCCCAGGTGTCTTTCCAGCTGGGCCGGAAAATGATGGATGCCGCCCCCTTCTCTTATAAAGAGCGCGTGCGGGTGGCGTGGGACGGCGTGACGGTGCTGGACGGCACCGTGCGCAAGTGTGATGCCGCCTTGTCCGCGTCCGGCTACGTGTGGCAGGTGGAAATTTGCGACCACTGGAAGCCGATGGAGGGCACGACGTTTTTCGGCTCCGGCATCGGGGCGGGCAGGATTGCTTTCTCGTTTGCGGCGTTTTCCGGCCTATCCTCCGGGGCGTCGGTCAAACGGCGCATCAAGATCGCGGCGGCCCTCCGGACGGTGCTGGACAACGCCCGCAAACATGGGGCGCTGGTGACGGATTATGTGCTGGATGTGGATGATTCCGCCTGGATATGGGACACGGATGTCGCCTGTGACAAGCACGCCTCCCTGCTGCGCAAATTCCTAAGTTCCCGGCCCGGCATGGTGGCCTGGTTTGATTATTCCGGAGCCAGCCCCGTGCTGCACATTGCGGACGGGGACCGCCTGGACCCGGTGACGCTGGACCGGATCGCGCACAGATTGTCAAAAATCCAGCTGACGGAACGGGTGGACCTGGTGCCCCCCGCGGTGGGGGTGGTGATGACGCGGGGCAAGTACGCCACGTCCACGGTTGTTCACCCAGCCGGGGCGGACTTGCACCAGGAAGGCTGCACGATCGTGCAACTGTCCGACCCGCGAACGGGGGATGACCCGGACGACACCGACGAGGATGGCGTGGATGGTCCCCAATACAATTTTGCCAAACCGGAAATGATGGTTCTGGGCGAAAAGATGCCGACCGGGCCGGAGGACGCCCGGGAATGGTGGACAAAAAAGATTCCGGAACTGGCGAAGGTGCCCGGGGCACAGTTCGGGACGATCCAGCGGGAGACGCCCGCCGTGGAAGGGCAGGATGCCAGGAACTACAGCACGACCGCCACCAGGTACGAACTTGTTTCCGGCTCATTAAGCGAAGCCTGCACAACCATCAAATGGTGTGAGGTGATTTTCAAGCAATACGTTTACATAGATTCCCCTCCAAAAAAAGGTTTTGAGCTGCTCTTTCCGCGTAAAAAAACCGTGACGATTAACGGGGACAAGGTGACGAGGTATTACAACTGGCTGACCTGGCGCGGCGTTACCACCAACACCCGGAAACGGCATTACAAGGTGGACCGCCAGGGGACAATCGGCCCGGAGGACGGTTCTGCATTCCCGCCTCCGTCCGGAGGCAGCGGGAGCGGCGAAGCGGACTGGCCAAATTACAGGCCCGTCCTGGCCGCCTATTACCAAATGACCCGCGTGGCACCTTGGGCCGGAAGCGTGGACGCCCTGGCGGCCATCCGTCCGGACCTGCTGCTGGGGCGGCGCTTGTCGATTGCAGGGGCCAACCCGGCCTGGCTGGACATGCGGACGGTCATTCAGGGCGTCACGGTGGATTTATCCGCAGGCAACACGTATATATCCACGGGAGTTCCCGACCATTTGAGCCTGCAAAGCATGATTGACCGACAGCAGCAGCTTTACAGCAACCAGGCCGCTATGGATGACCGGGACAACCAGGATCAGGTGCAGGACAATCCCGCCCTGTCCCTGACTTACGATTCCAACGCCCGCATCAGCCCCAAGGCCCCGACCGTCAGCCCCCGCGGAGAGGTTATCTGGTCATCCGCGACGCCGGAGCCGAATGACTACGGATTCCGCGTTCAGCTGGAATACGATGAAGACGGCCAGAAGACGGGAGCCACCATCACGCCCGGGAAAATCATGCTGAATGGCCGCGTGCTGGGAGATGCCCCGGCAAGCAAGGATTTGCCGATGATGGAAGGGGAAGTCTGGCTGAATTTGATTCTGAATGAAAACGAGGAAATCACGGGCATGGCCGTCATTTCCTCCGCGGGGACGGTGGACCCCTTCATGCTTACATCCATAGACGGAGCAAGGCCGTCCCGGCTGTTTTATTATTCCTTCCCTCTGGCCGTCATTAAAGGCGACGATGTAATCCAGTACGCCCTGGGCACCATTCAGCTTCCCGTAGGGGGCGGCACGTATTATCCGTGGGGACCGTAGTTTTTTATGATCAGAATTCACATATTCACGTATAAGGAAGACGCCCCGGAAGCCGTAGCGGCGGCCAGGTGCGCCCGGATGGCCTGCCCGTCTGCCCTGGTTCGGGTGCTGGATGATTGCCACGCTCCGGTGGATGCCGGAACGGTGGAGGCCCTGGAAGAGCTGGGAGCCGTCTATGATCAGACATCCTGGATGCGCGGCGGCAATTTACGCGGCCCCGGCGCCATTGTGGGAGTGCTGCGCTCCATGACGGCAGGGGCAGCCCCTGAAGATATACTCGTCAAGCTGGATGCTGACACGGCGCTTTTAGATGGGGACTGGCTGCACTGGATGACGGACCATCCGGAGTGCCTGTGGTACTCTTCCGGGGATGATCGGCATTTAACCTATGGGTGCTGCTATGCCGTGCGTGCCCATGTGGCCGTCCATTTGGCCGATGTTCTTCAGGAGCGGCATTTACCGGATTCAGCCCCGGAGGATTTAACGTATGCCTTAACCATGATTGAAGAATACGGACGGGAGGCATGCCGGATTGAAGCGCCCTGGCGGCGCGGGGAATCGGAGAATTCCCGCTGGTCCTGCTGGTGCTGGCACAGTGCCGAGGCTTCCCCTGATTTATACGCCCGGATGTTCCGGATGGTGACGACAGGCAATCCCCGGCCTTATGGAGTGCCGCGCGAACGCAGGGCGGAAATTATGCACTCCCTTTGCAACGCCAAAATAAAGCTGATGGCAGCGGCGGCAATAGCCCCGGTTCAAGGTACGGATCAACCTTCCTTCCGGTGAGTTTTTTATAGCAAATTCGGGGGTAAAAGTCACGCGAATTCACCCGTTTTCAGGCGTTTTTTTCACCTCTTT